TAATAAGAGGAAGTGATATTGAATACACTTCAAATGTAAGAACTCGAACAGAACCAGATCCTCAAAAAGTAAGTTTATTGCAAGATCTTGCAAATAACAATCCTGGATTATTTACTAATGTAACTGGGCGATATGCTAGCCATATTAAATTAGGTGCTAGTTCTATGAACGTTGGTATTGTTCCTTATAAGAATGGCCGATTCTGGGTCGACATCTGGCATGGTGGAAAACATAATACTGATAATTTTAGAAATACTTTTACAGAATTATGTGACCAAAACGGATGGGAAGCCAAATTCCAGCAAGCTCGTGCTTATGTAAATGGAGACGGCGGCGTTGCTGCCGACGAAGGTATTCATATCTTTAAAACATTCATGCAAGCATTAAAAGAAAATAAAATTCATGCCTAACTATACACTAAATAAAAAGTAATGGCAGGCGTGGCCATAATCCGCATTGTAGGTATTTGCAAGCCATAAATTGCATAGGAGAAAACAATTTGTATGTAGACGCATTTTTTCAGCGTGATGCTGATATCATCAAGATAGTTGAACGTAGTAACGAAGGTAAACGGATATTTAAAGAATATCCAGTTCGCTACACGTTTTATCATCAAGACCCCAAGGGCAAATATCAAAGTATTTTTGGAGAACCATTGTCACGAGTGGTATCTAAAAACAGTAAAGATTTCCGTAAAGAACTTGCTATTCACAGCAACAAAAAACTTTACGAAGCAGATATTAATCCAATCTTTTCAACGTTAAGTGAAAATTATCTAAACGCCGAGGCTCCCAAACTCAATGTGGCGTTTTGGGATATTGAGGTGGACTTTGATCCAGAACGTGGCTATGCTTCACCCGAAGATGCATTCATGCCAATTACTGCTATCGCTGTTCACCTACAATGGTTAGACACACTGGTCTGTTTGGCTATGCCTCCCAAGGGCATGTCAGTTGAACAGGCGCAACAATTGGTCAAGGATATTCCCAACACACACATCTTTGACAACGAAGCAGACATATTAGATACTTTCTTAAATTTGATTCAAGATGCAGACATCTTAAGTGGTTGGAACAGCGAAGGCTTTGATATGCCTTACACTGTAAACCGCATTACCAAAGTGCTCAGCAAGGATGATACTCGCAGACTTTGTCTTTGGGACCAATATCCCAAAAAACGTGAATATGAAAAGTATGGTAAATCGGCTATCACTTACGACATTCACGGACGGGTGCATTTAGACAGTCTCGAACTGTATCGCAAATACACCTATGAAGAACGGCATACCTATCGACTGGATGCCATCGGTGAGATGGAGGTAGGGGAGACCAAAACAGTTTACGAAGGTACTCTTGATCAATTATACAAAAATGATTTTCGAAAATTTATAGAATACAACCGTCAAGACTGTGCATTGTTAGATAAACTAGATAAGAAATTGAAGTTTATCGACTTGAGTAATAAACTAGCACATGAATGTACTGTGTTGTTACAGACCACAATGGGTGCTGTGGCTGTTACTGAACAGGCCATTATCAATGAGTGTCATCGCAGAGGCTTCCAAGTTCCCAACAGAATAAAACGCGATGAACTTGAAGACACTGCTGCCGCTGGTGCATATGTTGCATATCCTAAAGAAGGATTGCAAGATTGGGTAGGATCGTTAGACATTAACAGTCTGTATCCGTCGGCGATTCGTGCGTTAAACATGGGCCCAGAAACCATTGTGGGACAACTACGTCCGGTACAAACTCAAGAATATATCAATGAGCAAACCACGCTTAAGAAAAAATCTTTTGCGGCAGCGTGGGAAGGCATGTTCGGCAGTATGGAATATGATGCAGTGATGCGTCAAGACAAAGCGTTTGACATTACTATTGATTGGGAAAACGGCGACAAGGATGTATTAAGTGCTGCCGAAGTATATCATTTGATTTATGAAAGCAATCAGCCTTGGATGTTAAGTGCAAATGGCACAATCTTTACTTACGAGAAAGAAGGTATCATTCCCGGACTGTTAAAGCGTTGGTATGCTGAACGTAAAGAGATGCAGGCCAAACTCAAAGAATGTATCAAAGCAGGCAACAAAGTAGAAGAAGAATATTGGGACAAGCGTCAGTTAGTTAAAAAGATTAACTTGAACAGTTTGTACGGTGCTATTCTTAACCCAGGCTGTAGGTTCTTTGATAAACGAATTGGTCAGTCAACTACCTTAACAGGTCGACAAATTGTCAAACACATGGCCGGTAAAGTAAATGAAATTGTCACAGGCGATTACGACTATCGTGGCAAAGCAATTATCTACGGTGACACAGACTCATGCTACTTTAGTGCTTACAAAACTCTACAAAAAGAAATTGACAAAGGTAGTATTCCGTGGACTAAAGAAACTGTTATTCAACTTTATGATCAAATCGCCGACGAAGTTAATAACACATTCCCACAGTTTATGTTGGATGCATTTCATTGTCCAAAGACACGTGGTGAAGTTATTAAAGCAGGTCGAGAAATTGTTGCCTCAAAAGGACTGTTTATTACTAAAAAGAGATATGCAGTACTGTATTACGACAAAGAAGGAAAACGAACAGACGTCGACGGCAAGCCAGGTAAGATCAAAGCCATGGGACTGGATCTGAAACGTAGTGATACGCCAGAATTTATTCAAAACTTTTTAAGTGATGTGTTGGAGAAAGTCTTAACTGGTACTACCGAACAAGAAGTATTGGATCATATTACTGAATTCCGCACTAACTTCAAAGCCCGCCCCGGTTGGGAAAAAGGTTCGCCTAAACGTGCTAACAATGTTTCGGCATACCGAGGCAAAGAAGAAAAGGCAGGCAAGACCAATATGCCAGGACACGTTCGAGCAAGTCTCAACTGGAACACTCTCAAACGCATGTATGATGACAAATACTCCATGAATATCACAGACGGACAAAAGGTCATTGTGTGCAAACTAAAAGCAAATCCGCTGGAGTACACATCTGTAGCGTATCCTGTAGATGAACTGAGATTGCCTAAATGGTTTCAAGATCTACCATTCGATCACGAAGAAATGGAACAGACGATTATTGACAACAAATTAGATAACCTTATCGGTGTTCTAAACTGGGACGTCAAGAGCACCGAAGAAAAAAATACATTTAATAAATTATTTGACTTCTAACAAAAAAACCTATATACTAACACAAAGGAATTATTATGAAAGACATTTTACAAGACATCGTAGCACATACTCATAGTCTAGGCTTTTTGCCTCTGGTTAAGATTACCAGCGAAAGCGAAACCATTATTGAATCAATCGCCGAAGATCGATCAGTAGTAGTGCAGGCAAAGACACATAAATTGGTTGACGAATTCGAAGGTGTATTTGGAATGCCTAATTTAGACAAGTTGGCATTGCATTTGAAAAATCCAGAGTACAAAGAAAATGCAAAAATTGCAGTAGTTAGAGAGCAACGCAACGGCAAAGAGATCCCAACTGGATTGCATTTTGAAAATACCATTGGAGACTTTGTCAATGATTATCGATTCATGGTGGCCGAAATTATTAATGAGAAATTAAAAACTGCCAAGTTTAAAGGTGCTAATTGGGACGTAGAATTTCAACCAAGTGTTGCCAGTATTCAACGACTTAAATTACAGGCTCATGCTCACAGTGACGAAACTACGTTCCAAGTTAAAACTGAAAACGGTAACTTGATTTTCTTCTTTGGGGATGCCAGTACTCACGCAGGTAGTTTTACATTTCAGTCTGATGTTAAAGTTAAATTTAAACACAATTGGGCATGGCCGGTTACTCAAGTTATCAGCATCTTAAATCTAGGCGGTGATGTCACTATGCGTATTACTGATCAAGGTGCTATGCAGATCACAGTTGATTCAGGGCTTGCTGAATACAACTATATTTTACCAGCACAGAGCAAATAATGAATAAAAATCTGACCGCACAGCAAAGCGATTATGCATACTTCTTGCCGGCTACGTCAGGTTTCTACTCAACGTTCATAGGCAAACAACGCTATGGAAACTACGTAGATCCTGCACGTATACCGCCAAGTCTAACTAACGGTGTAGAAAGTCTCAACTATCTAAATCCAGACAAAGGTGCGTTTTACTTTGATCATTGCTTGTATTCGGCAGGACATGCTAACTTAGATCTTACCAAACCAGATGAAACTGAAGATATGTTTCGTAACAGAGATCGCAATACATCTTGGGTGTTAGGTGACTCGGGTGGATTCCAGATTGGTAAAGGTGTATGGGAAGGCGAATGGCGTGATCCTACAGGTCCAGAAGTTGCTGCCATGTGGGCAGAAGTTAATGCTAAAGGCGTTGAACTAGTACCACAACTGCATCCTACTGGCGATCCTAAGACTGATAAGAATGGGAACCCCAAGTACACCAAAGTAGATCATCCCAAACTGTATCAAGCCCGTTTAGATGCCGCACAAAAGAAGCGTGAACAAGTATTGACTTGGATGGATGCACTTATGGACTATGGTATGGTGCTTGATATTCCAGCATGGGTAGAACGTAGTCCCGCAGGACGTAAGGCAACTGGTATTGAATCGTATCAACAGGCAGTAAATGCCACTAGATTTAATAACGAATACTTTATTAAACATCGTAATGGCAACTGCAAGTTCTTAAATGTTCTACAAGGTGAAACACACGATCAAGCAGATGATTGGTACCAACAGGTTAAAGACTTTTGCGATACTAAGATCTACGGGGACAAAGCATTTAATGGCTGGGGCATGGGTGGACAGAACATGTGTGATATTCACCTTGTACTCAAACGTCTGGTGGCTCTACGCTTTGACGGACTGTTAGAACAGGGTCAACATGACTGGATGCACTTTTTAGGTACTAGTAAACTTGAATGGGCTGTGCTACTAACAGACATTCAACGTGCTGTTCGTAAGTATCATAATCCAAGTTTTACTATATCGTTTGACTGTGCAAGTCCGTTCTTAGCCACTGCTAATGGACAGATTTATATCAACACAGAAACTGAAGATCGTACTAAATGGGTCTATCGTATGCAGGCGAGTGCGGATGATAAGAAGTATGCCACTGACAGCCGCTTGTTTAAAGATGCTGTATTACAAGATGGTATATTTGAAAAGTTTGAAACTAGTCCGATTATTGATCAAATGCAGATGAAAGAAATTTGCATCTATGCGCCAGGCGACCTAAATAAAAATGGTAAAGAAGGCAAGACATCGTGGGATTCGTTTAGTTATGCACTAATGATGGGACATAATGTTTGGATGCACTTGAACGCAGTACAAGAAGCCAATCGACAATATGATTTGGGCAAATTACCTGCCATGTTAGTTGACGAACGCTTCGATAGAGTGTATTATAAGGATGTAGTTGATGCAATCTTTGCTTGTGATAATAGAGACGATGCCAATGCAATCGTTGAGTATTACAGTAAGTTTTGGATGACTATTATCGGCACACGTGGTGCAACTGGCAAGAAGACTGTCAATGCACACACTAAGGCTGAAGAATTTGGTATTCCTAATGTAGATTTTTCTGACTTAAAAATAGTTAAGAACGAAGAACCTATTGTTACAACTTTTGATAGTTTATTTGAATGACATTACCCGACGAAAGATATCGTGCTGTAGTAAAAACTCAGGAGTTCTTAGTAGAGATCCTAAATACTCCTCGAGTTCCTAAAGCAATTAAAGATAATGCCCGGTGGTGTCTAAGACACTATCCAAGTGCCTGGGATATGAAACGTGCGGCTGAGAATTGTCCCGATTTATTTCAAGAACGCATGGAACCAGTGACTAGGCTTTTTAAACAATACGAAGAAGGCAAGAAAAATGAAGCGTGATTATTCAGACGGTGTAGCTGACAACGTAATTTTCTTTATTGGCAATGAGGTAGAGCATACTCCTGCATTTGGCTTGCGTACACTATTTGTTACTGGAGTTCAACCAGTCGACAATATTGCATTAAACTTACACGGATGTGAGCACATCTTTTTTGGCGCTAATCACAGTTTTAATCCTTCGTTCAACGACTATGATGGTTGGAAGGCTTGGGAAGACATGATCGAATTCTTCCTTAAAAAAGATTATCTATGTAGTCTTGACATTCCATTATCAGCAGTAGAAGAATTTCACGATGGTGGTCTAAACGAACACGCAAACTTTATTCCACAGATAAGAGTGCCAATTCCTTATGTAAAACTTTGGAATTATAATACAATGCTTAAAATAGATGATAAAGATTTTAAGGCAACTAATCCCGGTGTGTGGTCCCACAGTCTACACACACTGATGGATCGTAGTAAGTTTACAGACTGGAATCAATATAAGCAGGACAAAGCACTATGAAAACAGAAAAAAGCACTGTGAAACCTACAGTAAGCAAAGAAGAAGACATACAACAAGATCAATTGTTAGAACTAATGATTAGACAAAATCAATTACTAGAATCCATTGATTGGAAATTATGGGAATTGTATAAATCGTTAGTTAAAGACGAAGAGCCTACTAAATGATTATTAAACAAGACATTCGCCCTAACAAAATGATATGGGTTACTTTTCGTAAAGAAGGTATTCACAAATATCCAGCAGCCGCAACTGATCCCAATTTAGCAACAGGAGACGAATATGACGTTTCGTTTTTGGCTACTCCCCATCGCCATATCTTTCACTTTAGGGTGTGGCTATCTGTTACGCATAACGACAGAGACGTGGAGTTCATTCAATTCAAGCGATGGCTTGAAAAACTGTATTCTAGCGACCAAGGTGTATTGTCGTTAGATTACAAAAGTTGCGAGATGATGTCAGATGATTTATATGACACTATCTCACAAAAGTATCCAGGCCGTGAGGTTTGGATTGAAGTCTCCGAAGACGGAGAAAATGGTTCATTTATTAAGTATTAAGGAAAAGGCTATTATGGCTAACGAACATTTGCAAAAATATCTGCGTATGACTAGAGAAGTTTCTACAATTTTTGATGATTTAGATAATTTTCTTAATTTCTGCAGGTTTGAATTGCTGCCGTTTAATGAAGCAGATCTTTATAATCGAGGAAGCCCAAGTTGGAGAGCGTATGAAAATTCTAAACGCCCTCGTAGAGAATATGGCGATCGTAAAGAATGGAAACCACGAGGTAATAACAGTTATCGGTCACGTTGAACATGACTATATTTCTAATTGATTTAGAAGCGGTTTCTACTCGCTATACCGGCGAGTGGAAATTACACGTTCCTCAACTACTTAAAAAGACAGGACACAATGTCAACATTATATCAGGTCCTACGGATATTCCTAGTGCTACCACTCCTGGAGCATTTCTCAACTTTGGCGGCACTAATATATACAAATCTAGTCAAGTGGAGCAGATGGGTCGCTTATTTTGCAACGGATCCGTTAATCCCGGCGATCATTTTGTGTTTACTGATGCTTGGCATCCAGGTATCATTAATCTAAAGTACATGAGTGAGTTGTTGGGCATTCCAGTAACTACACACGGGTTATGGCATGCTGGATCATATGATCCCCAAGATTTCCTAGGGCGTCTTGTTGGCAACAAACCTTGGGTTAGACATGCCGAGAAAAGTTTCTTTCATGCATTTGATCACAACTACTTTGCCACAGACTTTCACATTAGAATGTTTGTAGACAACTTGCTAGAAGATGGTTATAAAAGTGAGAATCCTTATTATGAAGAAGACTACGACGAGTATCAACTTAGTAGTAAGATAGTGCGTACAGGGTGGCCTATGGAGTATATGGATACTACGTTAACTGCATATAAAAATATGCCCAAGCGTGATCTTATTCTATTCCCACATCGTATTGCTCCAGAGAAACAAGTTGAAATCTTTAGAGATTTAAAACACTGGTTACCACAATATGAATTCGTAGTATGTCAAGATCAGCAACTAACAAAAAACGAGTACCATAACTTACTAGGTGAAGCAAAACTAGTGTTCAGTGCTAATCTACAAGAAACACTGGGTATTAGTTGTTATGAAGGTGCTATAGTAGATGCTATCCCTATGGTGCCAGATCGGTTGTCATACAGTGAAATGTATTTTGATACATTTAAATATCCTAGTAAGTGGACTGAAAACTATGACACCTACACTGCCTACAGGCCTGATCTATGTCGTGCTATTATATCACATATGGACAATTACAAAACTAGATTGCCTATGTTGAAAAAACAAACGGAGACTCTACATGAGCAATTTTTCTCAGCCAACAATCTCATCAATAGATTTACCAAGCACTAAGTCTATAGACGATATATTAAAAGATTGCATGACCATTGCCAGTAGTGCATCTAGCGATACTATCACTATCACCCCCGGCGACATGTCATATAACTATACTACGGCCGGGACCCTTAGTGGCAATACTATAACATTTTCAGGTGCTGGCGCACAGCCAACATATTATACAGGGTCAAGTGGAATTTCAACTATTACATTAAACGGAATAGATGCTAGTAGTTACTCTTTTAACTTACCAGAAGAATGGGTTGAAGCATTTCCGGACTGGCATAGAGTTGAAGATATGTGTAAAAAGTATCCGGGTTTAGAAATAGCCTTTAGAAATTTTCAAACTGTTTATCAATTAGTAAAGGATGATTATGATAATCCAGTTCCTAAAAAATAAATTTTTTAATTTGTTAGAACGCAATGATCGTAAAAGAATTATTATGGACCGTGTGGACAACGAACCGTACCTTGAACGGTACTATGTTTTCCTTAAGGACAGAACATGGTTTCCATTTAATGTGTTTCTACACAAGTTTCTTAAGTCAGACCCCGATGATGTGCATGATCATCCATGGCCTTACGCTACTCTGATATTAAAAGGTGGATACTATGAATGGACTCCTGTTTTTGACAGCGTGGGCAAAATGATAGCCGAAACGTGTACTTGGCGTGGTCCAGGCCATTTTCGTACTTCAAGTGCTAACAGTTACCATCGTATTGAACTCGATCCTAGTGTAGACTGCTGGACTATGTTTATGCCAGGTCCGCAAAAGAGAGAGTGGGGATTTCTTGTAAAGAATAAATGGATACCAAATGGCCAATACTTACAACAACGCAAAATCAGCACTTGACACAATACAAAATCTTTATACTACCGGAAGTGGTGGTGGACAGTTTTTAACAAGCGGGTCTAACGGCACGGCATGGTCTAATTCAAATGACACTGTACTCAAGGTTAATCAAAATCCGCCGGAATTAGAAGTTAAAGGTCGGCTAGTACTCAACGGACAAGATTTAGAAGAACGATTAAACACAATTGAAAAAGTCTTGATGATCCCCGAAAGAGATGTTATACTGGAAAAAAGTTATCCGTTACTTAGAAAAAAGTACGATGACTATATTAATACATTAGGTAAGTATAGAACATTTGAAGCAATCAAAGGAGACAAATGAATACAATCACTCGAATCCAATTTTTAGAAGAAACACATAGAATACTAGATGTAGAAGTACAACGATTAGAAAAAATTAGTCCGTTTAATCCAACAATCATTGATCTTAAAAAACAAAAATTAAAAATTAAAGACGATATAGAAAATTTAAAAAACACACAATCAAACAATTGATATGATTACTGATTTAGAAAAGGCATTAAATGAAAAACGAGCACCGTGGACAGAAATTGAATATCGAACAAAAGACTTTTGGATATTCAGAGATGCATATCCAGTTACCCAAGGGCATTTGTTATTTGTGCCTACCCAAGAGTCGAGTAACAATCTCTGGGAGTGCTACAAAGCAGCCTACAAATTCGGATTCGAAGGTGTTGAGTCAGAAAAGTGGGAGGCTTTTAACATCGGCCAGAATGTTGGAGAAGCAGCAGGTCAAACTGTGATGTATCCCCATGTTCATATGATCCCTAGACGCAATGGAGACATGGAGGATCCACGTGGCGGAGTACGTCATGTTATACCAGAAAAAGGAAACTATAAAAATGCAAGTAAGAGTTAAAGAAAATACAGACGAAGTTGGCAAGTGTGGCTGTGGCCGTAGTCCTACAGGCAAGTGCTGTGGATGGCACGGACTTACTGAAGAACAATTTCAAGAACGTCTTGAAAAATATCAAACTGGTCAACAAGACCTCGGCGGCAAAGACATATAATGAATACCAACGATCATGAAATTGTAGTGGCGTGGCACAATCAAGGTACCGTGTGGTGGAATGAAACTTGTGCCATGGTATTAGAAGTGTTTGGGTTGCCCGGACAAAGGTTTGTATATAAACCTTTTGAAGATTTCATGACGTTTACATTTAAATCAAAAAAAGACGCAGACCTGTGTCGTATACTGCTAAGTGAACGATTATGACAAAGATAGGTATTGTAGGATTAGGATTTGTTGGCGAGGCTGTGCGCTGTGCTTACGAAACTTTGTTTACTAGTGTTATAGTAGTTGACGTTGATCCATCTAAATCTACAGGAACTTATGCAGATCTACACGACTGTGATGCTGTATTTGTATGCGTACCTAGTCCCTCAAAAGAAACTGGTGAGTGCGATACTAGTATCTTAAATTCTGTGCTGTTCATGTTACGTGATTATAAAAATGTAATCATCAGCAAGACTACTGCACCTCCACAGTTTTACGAAAAGATGCAGACAGTCTATCCTAATCTAGTACACATACCCGAGTTCTTAACAGCCGCTAATGCTAAAGAAGATTATCTCAAAGAAATTAATGCTATTATAGGTGGTAAGATCGCTGCCTATAGAAACGAAGCAGAACGCATTATTAAATTTGTACAACCCATAACAATGGTAGAACATTGTTCAATAGGTGAGGCTGCATTTGTCAAATATGCAACCAACTCATATCTAGCCACCAAAGTAGTGTTTATGAATGAGATGAGTGAGTTAGCAGTAGCACACGGGTACCGTTGGGATGCTATTAGAATGTATCTAGCAGAAGACAACCGTATCGGACTAAGTCACATGCAAGTGCCCGGTCCAGACGGATATTATGGATTTGGTGGTATGTGCTTTCCAAAAGACACTACCGCTTGGGTAAAGTATGCAGGTAAACTAGGCGTACAATTGAGCGTATTGAAGTCTGCAATAAAGAAAAATGTCCTATTACGGTTGCAAAAACCTAAATAATCTAGTACAATGTACAATAGTCATCCACGACAATAACTCGGAGAACAACAATTGACAAATAAAGAAACAGGCCTGGACGCAATGGCAGGCGATGGCGGATATCAAGAAGAAAAGTATCTAGGAAACTATCTTCGTTTTAAAATGAAACGTGAAGGCAAACGCTTTTGGGCTGGTGATAATATCAGTGAATACGTTACAGACAATTTTAAAGAACGTCTTATTGACGAGGCTGCAGAAGCATTTGAAACTGTACTTGATCGTTTGCTTATTGATCGAGAAACAGATCCCAACTCAAAAGGCACAGCCCGAAGGCTTGCTAAGATGTACTTTAATGAAATAATGGCAGGTAGATATGAACAAGCACCCGACGCAACAGCATTTCCAAATGATTCGCAAGATCGTTACGAAGGTATGCTTGTTGTACGTAGTGAGTTGCGCAGTATGTGTAGCCATCATCACCAACCCGTTAGTGGGGTTGCTTATATCGGTATTATTGCTGCTAATAAGCTCATTGGTTTGTCTAAGTATACCCGCATTGCTCAATGGTGCGCCCGTAGAGGCACTCTCCAGGAGGAACTTTGTAACGACATTGCCCGCGAGATTAGCAAAGCAACTGATTCCGAAAACGTAGCAGTCTACGTGCAGGCGGTACATGGATGTTGTGAGAATCGTGGCATTATGGCGCACAGTTCTCTAACACAGACAACTGTATTAAAAGGCACATTCAAAGACGATCCTCATACAAAGAAAGAGTTCTTTGACAATATTAAACTACAACAGGAGTTTGCACCACGATGAAATACATTACCAACAAGTTTGACAGCATCCGCTTGCCAGTTGAAGATGGCTTGTTAGAGTGGTTGCAGGCAAAATACCCTGCATCAAAATATCATATTAAGGAATTATAATGGATAAATTTTTCGAATGGTTTGGTCGTCACCGTAAAACGATTGGCTATGTAGTCGGCGGTGCCAACATAGGGTCAGGTATTGTACAAATTGCCAGTGGAAGTTTTTGGCCAGGCATAGTGTGGTTAGTCTTAGGTGCGGCAATAATTTTAGATACAAGGATGTTCAAATGACTGTATACGTAATTAAACCTCTGGAAAAGAAAAGTATTGTCTACCATGTAGAAATGTATCGTAAGAACCCCGATGACAGCATCAGTTGGTTTAACATTGACGAAACATATCGATGGGGACAAGGATTTGTTGAAAGTGATTTAGATTGCAATCTTCCTTGGCAAGGTGATCACATCGCGTATGCTCGAACAGATTGTGGCTGGGGTTGTGAGTTTGATGATAGTTGTAGTGTTGAATGGGAATTCAGTGATGACATTTCTGAACTTGAACAACAAGAACTCAAAGAACTCTACTATGAAGGTGGTGCTGGTTGGCTCTACGACGGTGAACATGAATGGCAGGAAGAAGATGCCGCAGTGCATATTATTGCACCATATCAAGTTAGCCTATGTGAAGAAGATGGCACGGTTATAGAAGAAAATGTTAAACTAAGATCTCGTCCAGATCCAAGTAGTAAGTGGCCTTTCCCAAATTAAGGAATATTATGAATTCAGTAGACATGGCTAATAATTTAATCTTTAGAGCAAAGAACTTACATGAGTTTACTGTTACCACTGAAGTTCCGGACAATTTTAGATTTAATGGAGAAATTCCATTTGACATGCAGATTACCGATAATTTAATATACGCTAAAGTTTGGGCTGTGGACTTCAACGAGGCTGCAAAAAGATTAGATGAATTTTTAGGAACATGTAAATGAAATGGTTTAAAAAGATGTTATGGCGTTGGACTTACCAAGGCCGTGAGTTAGACGAAGAAAACTGTAAAACGTCATCTAATAGATTGATCAGCAGAGACGACTGTGATGTTGTTAGCGACGACCCTATATTAAACTTTAAAGTGTTTAATGCCGTGGGTGGTAAAGTAGTAGAGTTTAGGCGTTATGATCGTAAAAGTGATCGTAATGATTCTACTACCTATATTATTACCAATGATCAAGACTTCGGTGAACGCATTGCCAAAATTGCCATGATGGAAAATCTAAAATTATGATAGCACAACAGCCGGCACAAGGTTTACTGCTGGTAAACGATTGGGGAACATCCAAAATGTATAAGGCCGTCTGCGAGTGCGGAGATGACGACTGCACACATACCATCGATGTAGAAGCAGACGATACCAGTGTTAATGTTACTATCTATACACGAACACGAACAAACTTTTGGTCTAAGTCTCGTTGGCAACATATTTGGAAACTACTGTTCAACGGATATACAGATTTCGAAACCACTATTGTCATGAATAAACAGGTTGCTTTTAACTATGCTAATGTGTTACAATTAGCAGTTAAAGATGTTGAGGAATTGAGGAATGAAAGAAAAAATTGACGAAGTGATGAACATCCTCAGTGAAGAATGTGCTGAGGTTATACAGGCGGTAAGTAAAATTAATCGATTTGGTATAGACAATTACAAACCAGGTAAATCTAAAACCAACCGACAGCATTTAGAAGAAGAACTAGGCGATCTATTGGCAATGGTGGATATTCTAATTGAATTAGGTGTAGTAACCGAATCATCGTTGCAACAAGCAGAAGTCGCTAAGATTGAAAAACTAAAAAAGTGGTCAAACATATATGAGCAAAATTAAAATCGCAGAGTTGTTCTACTCTATACAAGGAGAAGGACGTTACATGGGTGTCCCGAGTGTGTTTCTTCGCACCTTCGGTTGTAACTTTAAGTGTGCAGGCTTTGGTATGCCACGTGGCGAATCTAGCCACGAAGCAACAGATATTGCCGCAACACATACAATGATTACGCCGTTTACAAAATATGAAGACTTACCTCTAGTAAGTACAGGCTGTGACAGTTATGCTAGTTGGCATCCTGACTTTAAAGACCTGAGTCCAATGCTAGAAAGTAATGCCATTGTAAATCGTATTATGGAAATTATTCCTCATAACGAGTGGAAGGATGAGCACTTGGTTATCACAGGCGGCGAACCTTTGCTAGGATGGCAACGTGCTTACCCAGATTTACTAAGTCATCCTAGCATGGGTAAACTTAAAGAAATTACTTTTGAAACAAATGGTACTCAGAAACTAACTCCAGAATTTAAATTATTCTTAAAGCAGTGGGCGCAGAATCCTCCATTTACTAGCCGAGAAGTTACATTCTCCGTAAGTGCTAAACTACCATGCAGTGGTGAGAAGTGGGAGGAAGCAATTCTTCCAGAAGTAGTTTGTGAGTATGAAGAAGTTGGCACAGCATATCTAAAGTTTGTTATTGCTACAGAACAAGACTTTGCCGATGCCGAACGTGCTACTACTGCATTTCGAAAAGCAGGATTCACAGGGCATGTTTATCTAATGCCAGTTGGTGGAGTAGAAAGCGTTTACGCATTAAACAATCGTGCGGTGGCGGATATAGCAATGAAGGCAGGCTTGCGTTATAGCGATCGATTGCAAGTGCCGTTGTTTAAAAACGAGTGGGGTACATAATGATTAAACAATTTTTTAAAAAGATTACAGGTATTCAAGCAATTGAAGACTTGCGAAAAGAAGCAGAAACTGCCGCTGTCGAAGCAGTTAAAGCGGCGGCAATGGCCAAGGCAGAATCAGATGCTGCCATTGCCGCATCAATTGCAGAAACACTTCGTGTAAAAAAAGAAGAGGAGCAAGCGAAACTTAGCCCAAAAGATCGTGCCACTGCCCAAGGGATTCCTTATGTAGCTGTTTTAGATACTCACGTTAACAAAGACAACATCCGAAACGGGTTTTTTGAACTTGATTGGAACAGTTTTTTTATTCAAGAGTTAATCAAGGTAGGGTATGGCACTGAGGCAAATCCCGAAGAAGAAACAGTGGATAGGTGGTTTAAAGATCTCGCTAGAAATATTCTATCCGAAGATGGATACGGGGATAATTCTGCAGGCAGTATAAATGTTGTTAATATTAACGATGGAAGAAAATGATTGTAGATTATACCGACATTGTTAAAAAATATGATTTTTCCTCTGTAATTTTTCAAGATGAGATTGATCAAACTTGCAACATAGTAAAAGAAATAATCGACAGTGGAAATTATTTTGAAAACAGTCCCAAATATCAAACCAAAGAAAATTTGTTTGCTCGAAACGAATCAGTTTGGTTAAAGTATAGAATGAGTTTTATGTTTGCTTGTTTTATGTATTTGGGCAAAGAGGTCAGTATTAAAGGAATAAATTGCTGGAGTTTTATGACCAGTCATGATGCCAATCAAGATCGATATCAATTATGGCATCATCATCATCACGACTTGACAACAGCAAAGATATCAGGTATAATGTATTTAAATATCCCCAAAGATATTGATACGTTTGATACTAGCGGCACTGAGTTTAGTATAGGACATCCAGAAAAAGATCCTACGTTTTTTATTAAACCAGAATACTTTTCTTGGATGATATATCCTAGTAATCTTTGGCATAGGCCCGGACCATGCCCTAGTGTTCAGAATCGATTCGTTCTTGCAGCAGATATGGAATACCAATGACTTTTATCCTTGTAGATACAGCAAATACATTTTTTCGTGCTAGACACGTAATTAAAGGTGACGCAGATACCAAATTAGGTATGGCCATGCACATTACATTAAACGCTATTAAAAAAGCATGGCAAGATTTTGATGGCGCTCATGTGGTGTTCTGCCTCGAAGGTCGCAGTTGGCGGAAGGATCATTATGCTCCGTACAAACGTAATCGTCAAGTCACACGAGCAGCCATGACTCAGAAAGAACAAGAAGAAGACAAACTCTTCTGGGAAACATTTGACAAATTTAAAGAGTTCATCAGTACCAAGACTAACTGTACTGTGTTGCAACATCCACAATTAGAAGCAGACGATCTAATTGCTGGATTCATACAATCACACCCCGATGCCGACCATGTTATTATCTCAACCGACAGCGACTTCGTGCAATTGATTGCGCCCAATGTTAAGCAATATAATGGTGTTGCAGAAACGTTGACTACGCACACTGGTATATTTGACAAAAAAGGTCGGCTGGTTGTAGATTCCAAGACTAAACAACCCAAGTCTATACCCGATCCAGAATGGCTGCTATTTGAAAAATGTATTCGCGGTGACACCAGTGACAATGTGTTTAGTGCATACCCCGGAGTGCGTAAAACCAAAATGAAAGAAGCATTCGAAGATCGTAACAGCAAAGGATTTGCGTGGAACAATCTCATGTTGCAACGTTGGGTGGACCACGAAGGCAAAGAACACAAAGTTTTAGATGACTACAACCGTAATGTACAACTTATTGATTTATCTGCACAGCCAACAGCAATCAAGACTATAATTAAAGAAACTATAGATATACAGACAACAGATCCAAAAAATGTAGATCAAGTAGGAATTAGATTGTTAAAATTTTGTAATCTGTTTGATTTGCAACGTGTTGCAGACAACATTCAGCAGTATGCGCAACCTTTTCAAGCAAAATATGTATCAGACAATCCATCAGTATGAATACTGCCGTAACTAAGGAAATAAAAAATAAATGAATATAACAGCAAAACCCATTGTAGATGGTAAATTTTGGATAGTTGAAGAAGATGGTGAAAAAGTGGCTACCTTGCACAAAAAAGAAAACAACAAATTTATGTTGAGTTCTAAAACAGGCGAAGCCACATTTAATAAAAAAGATGATCTAATAAGAAGATTTGGCAAAGATTTTTTTCAATCTAAAATTAAAAGCGGGCCGCCTAGTGCGCAGGACAATGACGTACATACATTTCCCTCAGCGTCTAAGCCATATAATGCCATGTACGATGTTCAGAGAAAATTGCCGCTGTATACCAAAAGTTCTCAAAGCAAAAGTTTATATTGTGCAGGATATTATGCCATTCAGTTTAACAAAGGATGGGTCAAAAGTTTTTGTCCTAAATTAATTACTGTAGAAAGATATCCTTACAAAGGACCATATCGAACAGAACTAGAATTAAAACAGGTGTTGAGCAATGTCAAACCCGATTAATACCTATCCTATAACGTCTCTAATACAACAGATAAAAGCAGCGGATATCAGCCAACAAAAAGAGATTAGAATAGACATAAAGAATGCAAAATTATTGTCTTATGCACTGGCTGAAATTCTTAGCAAAGTCAATCAAGACTACGAATCGTTGTTAAAAAATCTACAAAAAAGCACTGGTGACACTGTTACTGTACAATTAGACGGGGGTGGGTTTTTTAATCAGCAGTAGATAAATATATACGTAGTTTATGGAGAACTTATGAGCAGACCAAAGCCACGTATATTATTAGAATATGTCAACAAAAAGAATTATAAGTGCGAGCAAATACTCGATGCTGATGCTATTTGGGCGGTGTTTTATAAAGAAAAACCATTTAACTTAAAAAGTTTTAACAGTTTAGTAAACTATCCTGGCCCAAAATATAAAAAAGTAAGTTTCAGCAATCCCGGACATGCTGTTAATCTTGCTAAAAAATTGAACAGTCAATTTCAATGTCAAGATTTTACTGTAGCGGTGCTGACCAGCGGCACCACACTTAAATGATTACTCAAGAACTTTATACCAAAATGTTCTTAAAAGAGTGGGGCAAAAGTGTTGACCCTGCAAATATTCGCTTGTACAAACACACATGGTGGTTCAACACTAGAACCAAAAAAGAAGGCGGACTACGCCTAACAGACAAGGGATTTGAGTTTTTAACCGATATATTAGAACTAGCATCCTACGAAGTTCCATTTACAGATCAGATTGAGTTAAGTCCCCAAATTATAATATTTTTGGACAAATTTTTGGATTGTCCATATTTTTTAGATTATGCAAGTCTAACCGTTTTTTCGGAAAAAAAATCTTTTGAACTTTACATGTTTTCCGACGATATCCGAAAATATGGGTTAATCAAAGCCATAAACAAACAAAAAAAATCTGAAGAGACTTAGCCAAAATAAGTTGACGGGCTCCGTGTTTTGTTATACAATAAGCACTTAAACAGTTTTTTACAAGGAGCTAGTATGTCAGAAATATCCACCCGTACAGTAGGACCCAAGGCCGCTAAACGTGCCGTCCAAAAAGCATTTAAACATAATCGTCCTCTATTCTTGTGGGGCCCTCCTGGTATTGGCAAAAGTGAAATTGTTCATCAAATTGGCAAAACAATTGATGCTCACGTGATTGATATTCGACTGAGTCTATGGGATCCTACAGACATTAAAGGCATTCCTTACTTTGATTCAACTATCAACAAAATGGTATGGGCTCCTCCATCAGAACTGCCAGATGAACAGATGGCAAGCCAGTATAAAAATGTAATTCTTTTCATGGACGAAATGAATTCGGCTGCTCCTGCTGTACAGGCTGCGGCTTATCAATTGGTGTTGAATCGCCGAGTTGGTACTTACAAATTGCCAGATAACGTGCTGATTGTGGCGGCTGGTAATCGTGAGGCAGACAAGGGTGTTACTTATCGTATGCCTGCTCCGTTGGCTAACCGCTTTATTCACTTGGAAATGAAAGTGGATTTTGACGATTGGTTTGACTGGGCCACTACAAATCGTATCCACAAAGACGTTGCAGGCTTCTTACAATTCTCTAAAAAAGATTTGTATGACTTTGATCCTAAAAGTAACAGCAGGTCATTTGCTACACCTCGTAGTTGGACATTTGTATCCGATTTGTTGGCAGACGACGATGGTGACGAAAACACTTTGGCAGATTTAATTTCTGGGGGTGTTGGAGAAGGCTTGGCAATCAAGTTTATGGCACACCGCAAGGTTTCAGGCAAACTGCCCAATCCAAGTGACATTCTTAAAGGTAAGGTTAAGAAAATGGAGACTAAAGAAATCTCCGCTATGTATTCATTAACTGTGTCATTGTGTTATGAACTCAAAGACGCTGCCGACAAAAATGCCAAAGATTGGAACAATCAAGTCAATTGTTTCTTTGAATTCATGATGAATAACTTTGAAACCGAGTTGGTTGTTATGGGTACTAAACTTGCATTAACTCAATATCAACTGCCGTTGGATCCGGACGAGATTACCTGCTTTGATGCCTTCCATGCCAAATATGGTAAGTACATTAGTCAAGCAACCGAACGCCGCTGATCTAATTCAAAATCAATTGACAGGACCTTAGGGTCCTGTTATAATATATACATTATACAAAGGAACAATTATGTCTGAATTAGATCCCATTGTCGATAAAATTGTTGTGGCTCGAATTGGTCTACTGCTACG